GGGAACGTCCTTGGGATCGACGGCCGGGTGATTCGGGTGCAACGGGCCAGTGATGGTGGCGTTGCCGTCGCGGCCGGCGACGTAGGTGTCATCGCCTACGGTGCGTTCAAGCGGTAACCGGGCACCGTTGACGCTGCGGTCGGCGGCGAGGAGCGCGGCAGCGAATCCGGAGTCCCCGTGCGGCAGTTCGTCGACCGCCTCGCCGTCCAGCAGCCCGGCCTCACGCGCGTTGCCTTCGGGTACCCGATAGGTGACATTGGGTCCAGTGCGCGTCTGCGTCTCGATCAGCCGCGGCGGCGTGGCGGCCAGCAGCCGGCGCAGCACGTCAGCACGGACCTCCCGGTCGGGGGCGTGGATGGTGGCGAACCCATCCTCGACGATGACCTCAACTCCCTGGGGCATGATCTCTCCTAGCTGATGTGCACCGCGGCGACGAGCTTCTCGTAACCGAGCAGGACGCTACGCTCGGCGACGGCAATGAACTGCTCGAAAGCGTCGTCGGCGTCGTGCTGAAATGCCTCGTTGAACTGCGGGTCTCCACGCCAGCCGAACACCTGGCTGGTGGCCACCAAGGTGTTGCCGAGGCCCTCGACGTAGCCGCCGCCGAACACCCAGGTGTGTCCCAGCGGCGTGTGGAACGGTCCCGGCGCGTTGCCGAGCACCAGGCCCCAGACCTGGCTGGCCCAGAACGGATTGGCGTGGATGTAGCCGACGGTGCCGGTCTCGGCCAGTGCCGCCTCCAGTTGGCCCACCGCCTCCTGGATGTCGCTGACCGCGGGTGGGCTCGGTGCATCGGTGAGCATCCGGGCGGCGAACTGGCGTTCGGCGGCGTTGCCCTCGTTGAGCTCGAGGTTGTGCCGCGCGCGGTCGCGCACTTCCTGTAGCGAGACCGTGTCCATCAGCCCGCAGTAGTCGTGGTCGAACCCGTAGACCGTCTCGGGCACGAACGGCGCCAGGCTGTCGATATTGGGCCGATTGCCGGTCTTGAGATCACCGGGGTTGTTGGGGTCCGCGCACCAGCCCGCGCCCCACACTCCCAGGCCGCCGTCGTAGTTGTGCGGCCGGATGATGATGCCAGCGCGCATGAACGCGCGATACGGGTCGCCGACCTGCTGCCAGTTGACGTGGCTGTAGAGCCCGGTAGCACTCGGCGCCAGCAGCGGCGGATCGAAAATCTGAGCCGGCAATACCACCGGAGTCATCAGCGCCTCTCCTTAAGCCGGTGAAGGGCGGGCGACGCGGACGGCCTCTGGTTGTCCACGTCGTCCCGCCCTTCGGTCTGTCGGTTCCCCTTAGGTCGCGGTGGCGTTGGGGGCCGTCCCGCCGATGAACGACTTGTTGACGATGGTGAGCTTGCCGATGCCGCTCTTGGCGCTGACGGTCCACGGGCCGCCGACACTGCCGGTGACCGTGAAGTCGTCCTCGCCCAGGCTGGCCGCGGCGGCTGCCAGCGCGGCAACCACGTCCGCGGGGGCCGCGTTGACCGCGATGTGGCCACTCTCCGAGCCGTCCACCCCGGCCGTGAAGTACCCACCGGAAGGACCACCGGTAACGGCCAGCACGGTCGTCGTCGAGGTGTCTTCCTGGCCCGACGGGATCGGGGTGCCGTCGAACGGCCCACCGAAGGAGTCGGAGGTGTCGGTGTAGCTGATCGACTGCCGTGCGCTGACCGCGCCGTCCACCTTCAGCGGGATGCGGGCCACGATGCTCACGCCGCAGCGCTTGCCGACCGCGATCGCGTCTTCCGTGAAGAACTCGGTGTAGCGGTTGATCACCAACTGCTCACGCGGATACAGCGCCCCGACCTCGATGATGTTGCTCATCGCGCGGAACCAGGTGCCGGCCGGGTACAGCGCCACATCGACGTGGCCGGGCCAGCGCAGCGTGTTGAGGTTGCCGGGCTGGCTGGCGTCACGGGTCTGCCAGTCACCGACGAACTGCAACGCGATGTTGCGCGCGTTGAGCCACGCCATGATCTGCGCGTCGGTCACGTTGTAGTGATCGAGGTCGTCGTCGCCGCGGTAGGCCAGATCGGCGCGCAGCACCTCGAGCAGCCAGCTCGGGGCGATGCCCTCGATGGTGGTGGTGCGGGCCAGCCCGCGGTGCAGACGGATGTTGGTGGCCATCAGCGCCAGGCTGTTGAGCACCGGCCCTACCGACCCGAAGGTGGTGGCGGGGTCGATGGTCTTCAGATCGGACCCATTGACGATGTCGCGGATAGAGCGCCGGCTCATCGCGCGGAAGTGCTCCTGGGTCAAGGTCTGCAGGAACCACGCGATGGATTCCGGCCAGCCCTGGCGCTGCAAGATGCCCGCCGTGACGCTCCAGCCGACCGCGTTGAGGCGCAGTTCCTCGAACTCGTCGGGGCACGGGATTTCGATCTGGTGCTTGATCGCGGTCGGGTTGCCCGATCCGTCGACCGCCTGCAGTTCAGGCTCGGTGAAGAAGAACTCGAAGTTCTCGAAAATGCTGGTCATGTCGGGTTCGACTGGCCAGCGGATGCCGCCGCGGTTGATCGTGATCTCGGGCACCGAGACCAGATCGGTCGCATTCGGCACATCGCAGAAGTCGTAGAGCTGCTCCGACGGTGCACACCAGCCACCGGCGGCAGTCAACGACCCGCCGGGCAGCTTGCGCTCGTCGGTGGCCTCGTTGATGGCGGCCACCAGAGCGAACTCGTCGGTGACCTCGGGCACCCCGCGGACCATCCGCGCGATCTCCTGGCGCATCTTGGGGCCGACGAGCTTGGCGGTGGCGCGACCTACACCGCTGCCGCGCACCGAGTCCAGCGCCTTGCCGATCTCGGCGAACCCGACACGCTTGCCCACCATGTCGGCGGCAAAACCCGGCGCACCGGCGGCCACCACCCAACGCGGACCGCGGTCTTCGTCAGGGGCATCCTGGGTGCCCAAGCCGCGAAAGTCGGGCTTGTGCTGAGCCGTCGGGGGCACTGCCGTGCCGCCGCTGCCGCCGTCGGCGACGACCGCGGGTGCGAGTTCCTCGGCAGGTTCCTCGACTACCTCGGCCTCGACCGCTTCGGTCTCGGTGGCCGCGGGCGCCTCAGGTGCCGTGGTGGCGGCCCGTGCTCGGGCCATCGCCTCGTCGACCTTGGTCTTGTGCGCGGTCTCCTCGGTGCTCGCCTCGGTGATGGCCGAGTCGAGTGTGCCGACCGAATCGAGCAACGTGTTGAGCGCCGTCACGTCCTCGGGGGTCAGGTCATCGTTGGCGTCGAAGCGCGCCTGGATGTCGGCGATCTCGGCGGTGGCCGCATCGCGGAGCGCCGTCAGTTCCTCGACGGTGGCGGGCAGCTCGGCCGGCAGTTGGAAAGGCACTGCGGTCTCCTTGTCTGGAGCAAGCACGGGACACAACTTCGGTGGATCGCTCCCCGGCCCGCAGCCAGATCAGGAACTCTCTGAGCCGCGACAGTAAAGACCCGCAGTGCACGCCGGGTGAAATCACGGCGATGTAACTACGTCAGTGTGAGTTATCTGCGCAGGTCAGCGCACAAATTTGGTGAGGATGAATTACACCCGAAGCTACTGCGAAATTCGCAATCGGGGTCCATGATGGGTCGCGCACGACTCCCAACCACATGCATAGGGGCGGCGGAGCGATCCCATCCCCCGACAGGACCGCCCCCGCCGCGCCCGGCGGTGGTTCTCGTCCCCCGACGAGCCCACCGCGTCGATCGGCGTCGACCACGGCACCGACCGATGAGAATTTGCTGTCGCCGACAGTAGCACAATTTGCTGCTCCCCCGGAAGGACTCGAACCTTCAACCCTTCGGTGACCGGCTTCAAAGATCGAGACCAGCGACGATCACGTCAGGAGACCGTTAAACATGTCGCCTATTACCCAAGATCCGCAGTTTGCTAAACCTGCCGTTAAGTATCTTAAGTTAGTTTGCACGACGGTTAATAATCCGCTACAACATGACATCGTGCCTCGCAACCACATGCAGAAATACCTGCTCAGCGACGAGTGGGAAGCCGCCGTCGAGGCGTGGCTGACCTGGTTGAAGATCGCCGGTGTGCCGTCCACCACACTGCGCCTTCGTCGCGGCCATATCCGCGGCGTCGCCCGGCGCACCGACACCACGTCGCCTTCGCAAGTGACCCTGGCGATGCTGGTGAGGATTTGCAGTTCGCACGAATGGTCGAATGAACACCGCCGCGGCGTGCGGCGTTCACTGGTCGCCTTCTTCGACTGGGCCATCACAACCGGCTATGTGTCAGCAAACCCGGCCGTTGCATTACCGAAGGTATGTTCGGACAAACCGCAGCCCCGGCCGGTCCCCGACCAGATGTGGCATGAGTTGCTGATGGCCGCCCCGCCGCGCGAGCAGATGATGGCCCGGCTGGCCGGCGAGGTTGGAATGCGTCGCGCTGAGGTGGCACGCTGCCATCGCGACGACCTGGTGCACGACGGTTTCGGCCCGGCGCTGATCGTGCACGGCAAGGGCGGCAAGCAGCGAGTGGTGCCCATCACCGAACGCCTCGACAAAGACATCCGCGCCTTCTGTGCCCACGGATTCCTGTTCCCCGGCCAGGACCGCGGACACCTCTCACCGGACTACATCGGCAAGATACTGGGCGCGCTGATGCCGCCGGGCTGGTCGATGCACAAGCTGCGACATCGCTTCGCCACCCTCGGGCTGGCCGGCACCGGAGACCTACTCGCGGTGCGTGACGCGCTGGGGCATACCAGCGTGGCGACCACGCAGATCTACACCGCGGTGTCCTCGCAGAAGGTGCGCCAGGTGGTCGAGGCTGCCGGGAAGGTGCTGCTGATCGTGTTCATCTTCGTCTACGTGGTCAGCCCGTATTCCGGTGGAGGACCCGATCTGACCGTCACGCTGCCCACGCCGCCGGCTCAGAGCACAGCCGTCACCGACACCACAGACGACGATGAAGCGGACTGCTGCAATCCGACGCTACGAAATACGGCGGGTGACGGTACGCGCCGTGCCGCCACCCGACGCGCGAATCTCGGCGCGGGCCTCCGCCTGCGACATGAACGGGGCCTGGGTCTCGGGAGGAACGACCGTGCCGTCCGGGCGGGTGATCCGGTACCCCAGGATCTCTTCCCCCGCCGCCCGTGCTCGCAGTTTCTTGCCGCAGCCGCAGCCCATCAGCGTCGGGCCGCCAACAGCTCACCGATGCGCTCACGCGGTGACTTTTCGGTGGTGAGCTGCGCCGCTCGCGCCAGAGCCGCGTCACGGCGCGCGTCGGCCTCAGCCTTCTTGGACACCCGCATGGCTTCGGCGAATCCTTCGGCCACCGCGGCAGCCAGGTCGGACCTGCTCAGATGGTTGATTCCACCGCGCCGGGAGCGTACGGATGGCCCGATCGAAGCCACCAGGGCGATCGGCCGGCCCTGGTCGTCGTCTCGTCCGCGCGCTGCAAAGCCTGGAGTGTTGACCGCGAGAGCCGCGATGAGTTCCAGACCCTGGCCAAAGTCTCGCCAGTCGCCAGACAGCGGCGCCGAGAGTCCTCGCTCGATCTGCTCGGTGGTGGCTCCGGGCGCTGCGACACCGGAAAACCAGAGGCCGTGTCGGTCTTCACCGACGCGGACAAGAGCAAAGCATGATCCGGTGTTGTCGTAATGCGCCAAAGCCGGTCCACCACTAAGTCGAGGATCGGCGTGACCGGTGCCCACAGTGAGCCGACCAACCGGAAGACGATCTCCATTGTCAAGCCTTACTGCCGGGGACGTGTGGAAATGGCTGTAGCCGGTGGGTGAGCGCGGCACCAAGATGCAGTCGGTCTGAATGGAACGGTGACACTGGCCGAACACCGCCAGATGCCCGTAGATGCGTCCGTCATCACCCATCGTCGGCAGCGTCGGCCCGTTGAGCATCGGGTTCTCGAAAAGCCGGTGGTCGTAGACCTTGGGCCGGAACTCGTCGGCCGCGCTGGCTACCAGCGCCACCTCGCGGCTTTCACGCTCGGCGTTCAACGACAGCCGGGTGTCGAACGCGGGGGTGGCCACTAGCGTGGTGCCGATGAGTTCGGCCTTGCTGATCGCCATGATGATGGGCTCACCGTTTTCCATCCGGTCCCACAGGTCATCCTCGTCGATCTCGTTGCCGTTCTCGTCGGTGTAGGCCCACTCGGCGCCGGCCAGATCGACACTGGGATTGCTCACCCCGTGTGCATTCTCGTTGGCCGCCTCGTCGGCCTCGGGGGTGTTGAGCAGGTATCCGCTGGCGACCACATTCTCGCCCTGTACGCGGGCGTCCTCGATGACGCCGATCGTGAAAGCGTCGTCGTGACCGATACCGGACTGCTTGCACCACATCAGCGGCAGCGGGAACGACCGGAAACTCAGATCGATGTCGCTTTTGAGCAGCCGATCATCAGAGGTCGGCGTACCGATCAGGGCGATCGGCTGGTCGGTGAAGGTGCGATACATCGTGTCGGCGTCAGCGGCGTTCCCCGTGTCCGCAAGATCCTCAGCCTCAAGGGTGGCAGTAACAGCCTCGGTGATGGCTGCGGTAACGGCGCCGTTCTTGGGCATCTCGAACTCCTCGGGCTTCGTCCTGGCGGCCAGGTTCTCCTCGATCTTCATGTGGCAGCGGCAGTTGTAGACCTCATCCGGTGGCCCGTTGGGGTCGCCGGGATAGCGCAACTGCACGCCTCCGACGGTGAAACTACCGCTGAACGGTGCGCGCTGGCCGTCGGCCGCCCGGTGAGTGGGGCGTGTTTTGTCGTCGCAGCGCGCCACCCAGATCTTGTCGTAAATCTCGGGGATGACGACCGGCTCAGGCATTGATGACCTCGGCAGTCAACTGGGCGCGGACCTGGCGGATCACCTCGGCGCGGACCTGTTCGCAGTCCAGTCCGACCAGCGCGAGGGTGTCCTGCTCGAGTGCCGAGTCCCAGCCACGGATCAGTTTGTCGACGTCTTCACCCCGCACAGGTCCCATGAAGCGATGCGTCTCATGCAAAGGGACTTCGCGCAGCCGCTCGTAATTCACCCGAGTGCGCCGCCGTTTGCCCGCGAGTTCGAGTGCTCGACTGACCATCAGCTCGATGACGACCTGGCCGGCGTGATTACTGTCGACCCCGTCCTTGGTGCCGCGTGTCCCCTGGTCATAGCCTGGGCCTTTGTCCTCGGTGTCGGGGCTGTTGCCCTCGTTGGTCGGACTGCTATCCGCCGCGCCGCCGCCCGATTCACTGTTTGACTTAGGGCCTTCCTCGACCTCAATCATCACTGGGAACTCCAGGGCCTGCACCGAGCCGTCCAGCAGCGGCATGAGCTGCACCAGCAGCTCGGGGTTCTTGCTCACCTTGTCGGTAGCCCATATGCGCCACCCTTCGATGGTGGAGAAGTCGTACCCGGAGTCCCCGAGGTTGAGGAAGTCGCGGTACGCCTCGGCGGTGATCGCGCCGCGGTCGAACGCGGCGGTGGCATTGTCGGTCTTGTTGGGGTCGTCGGTGAGCTGCCCGGTGTCGTACCAAACCAGGTACTTCGTCTCGTCAATGCCCTTGGCGATCAGCATCTTTCGAAACACCTGGGCGGTGAGACCCTGACAGATGGTCTCCATCATCGGGGCGATGTGGATCTGGATGTCGTTATCGCCGATCTGCCACGCCGACCAGTGGTTGGTGGAGCGGCCCATGCCCAGCAGCCGCTCAGGTGACACCTCCAGGCTCATCGCCAGCCGGTGCACCGCATCGGCGCGGGTTTTCAGCGCCATGTCGGTCAGCGTGGCGTCGAACGTGAGGTGCTGAACCTTGTCGACCATTTCACCGGGCACGGAGGCGAAGATGGGGATCATCGCCGCAAAACTGTCCTCGTCCTCGTAGGACGCCTTGGCGACGTCGAACAGCATCTCCTGTAGCTCCTTGACCGCCGGGGTGCCGCTCATCCCGACCGACCCATCGGGCTTGTCCGCGCTCACCGGGGACTGCACCGCCGGCAGGCTCATCTCCTGAGGAACGAACACCACCCCGTTACCGATCAGCCGGGAGTTGTCGGCGTTGCGGATCTTGCGGGTAGTTCGCACGATCTCGCGCAGCGCGTCCAGCGCCGAGCGCACCGGGGAATTGGCCTCCTTAGCCCGTCGCGGGTGCGGTAGCCATACCCGGAACATGGTGTCGTCAGGTGTCAATTCATAATGGCTGCCGTCGGGAAGCTCGACGATGGCCCTCCCCGAGGTGGTCCTGCGTTGGAACTCGTCACGGGTAAGCGCCAGCCAGACACCCCACGGCGGCGCATCAGGCGGAAAGATGATGGCGATCCAGGTCTCACCAGGGATGGTGAGGCATTCCACGATGCGCTTGATGAGCTGGGACTGGCCGAGCTGATTGCCTGCGATCGACGTGACGATCGCATTGACCTCGTCGTTGTCGCATTCGCCGGTCGGTCGACCTTGATCGTCGAGTTCGGAGGCGATCAGGCGCACCCGGCTGCACGCCGACGCGCGCCACGACACGTAATAGCGCAGCTCACCGACCAGATCGAGCATTTCCCAGGCTTCGGTCTGCCAGCCGGCGCGCTGTGACACCGCCATCGGACTGGTGAGTGTCTTGCTGCCCGGAATATCCATCGGCGCGCTAGCGGCCGTCAGCGCCCGGCGGGGTGAACCCTTCCGGCGCCGAACAATACGCAAGTCAGGAGCCGCCACGGGCCCACGGTAACCAAGCGCAGTGCTCAGCTAGGCGGCGTGGGCTCGGGCGCCGGCTCGAACTCGATCTCCTCGTCCTGGTACAGCGGAGCGCACATTCCAATGATCTGGCTGGCGCTCAAGGCGACCGGGATCAGCGCCCACCACGGCCAGCCGACGAGGTGCACCGGGATGATCCCGAGACCGAGGCCGACCCACATGCTCACGCACCACGGGCAGTTGAAGAAATACACCGCCGTGGAGTCGGGACCGAACACCCTAGCCAGCGCGACGCGCGGGGCATCGAGAATGGTGTCGGAGTTGATCAGCCGGGTCAGGCGCATCACGACCAGGACGTAGATCACCAGCACGAGGACCGTCATTCCAAGATTCATGATTCATGGATCATACCAGAGACAATTCCGACTATGCTAGGCTTAGTCTCATGAGCGAGCCCACCGTTGCCACCGTCGACTTCTGGGTATCCGGCATCCCTAAGCCGCAGGGCTCCAAGCGCGCGTTCGTGCACCCGCACACCCGCAAACCGATCATGGTGGAGTCGGCCGGCGCCTCCCTGCGCGACTGGCGTCACGATCTGAAACTGACCGCCCGTGACCAATGGACGTCGCGCGCGGTGGTGGCGCAACCCGACGCCGTGCAGCTACGCATCGAGTTCGTGATGCCGCGCCCGGTGGCGATGCGCAACAAAGAGACACCGCCCGCGGTGAAAAAGCCCGACCTGGACAAAATGATTCGGGCCGTCTGCGATGCCCTCAAGGGTGTCGTGTACGCCGACGACTCCCAGGTGGTCTCGATGGTGGCCTTCAAACGCACCGCCGAACCAGGAGAGCCCACCGGCGCCCGTATCGGTATCGACGTCTTAACGGTGGCGCCTAGCGGGGCAAGAAAGACGGCCGTCCCGGCGTAATTCGGCGGGTGAGGTAGTCGGGGACCTCGCGGTAATCGCGCAGGCTGCGATGCAGCGGAGTGCCATAGTCAGTGCGTCCAGATCCCATCCGCGACAGGCGCCAGTGTGCGATCACCGCCGCGCTCACCCGGTCCGGGCAGTGCTGCCCGGCCTGCCAGTCGGCAGCCTGGTCCTCGAAGACACCCAGCTTGTACTCGACGACCCGGGCGCGTTTGATCTCCAGGTCTTGGCGTAGTTTGGCCGCGCGGCCGACCGGGTCGCCGGTCTCGGTGTACTTGGTGATCATGAACGGCTGATCGCGACTCAGAGCGCGCTGCTGCACCCCGGATAAGACCTTGCCCATCGCCAGCGCCTCGCGCGCCTCGCGATGGATCTCCATCCACGAGCGTTTGAGCACGCTCTCGTAGGTCTTGTAGGTGGAGTAGCCCTCCAGTGCGATCTCACGCGCCCCGACGGTCAGCGCCAGCTCGACCGCGCGCCGGCCCCACTGATCCGACGTGTAAAGCCCCGACCAGTCCTCGGATAGCGCGATGGTGCCGTCGCCGTCGAGCACTGCGGCGATGATGCCGGTCTCGTCGCCCTCACCAGAGTCGGCCGGGTCGACGCCGACCACGGCGGCGACGAGATTGGTCGACAGCGCCTCCAGACGTGGCTCGAACCATTTGCGCTCGAACAGGCCGCCGGCCGGGTTACGCGGGCTGCCCTGATACAGCGCGAACCAGACGCGCTCGCCGACCTGACGCCGCGTGGCCTCGAACTCGTCGCGGGTACGCCCACGCGCGGACACCATGACGGTGCCGGGTTTACGCCCTAGCGAGTCCTTGATGCCCTCCTCGGCAATGGCCGGAATGTTCAGATGTCGCCAGGTCCGGTGCTGGGAGGGCAGCTCGGCCTCGGCGGCCAGCGTCTTACCGGAGAGGTCCTCCGGGTGCCAGCGCGTCTGCACCAAGATGATCGACGCCTCCGGAGAGAGCCGGGTGAACACGACGAAGTTCATCCACTCGTCGACCTTGCGCCGGTGGGTGGCCGAGTCGGCTTCCTGGATGTTCTTGTAGGGGTCGTCGATGATGAACAGGTCGGCGGCGCGGCCGGTGATGGCCGACCCGATGCCGGCGGCGACCATGCCGCCCTTGGCGCCGTCGATCATCCAGGCATCGACGCGGCGGGACTTCGGGCTGATCTTGAGCCCGATCTTGTCCTCGATTTTGGTGCCGGTCAGCGGGTCGATGACGTCGGCGCCATGCTGCTCGATGACCCCGCGACAGGTCTGGGAATGCGCGCGGGCCAAATCGTCGCCGTAAGAGGCCAAGATGATGCGTCGATTGGGGTTGAGCTGCCATCCGCGAATTGGCGCCCACACCGCGCACATCGTCGATTTGCCCTCCTGCGGGGGCATCGTCACCAGCAGATGATGACGCGGCGCGGCCAGGGTGGTCTCGATCGAGTCGGCGATCAACTTCAGGGCAGGCGTGATGTTGAAATCAGAATCGACCGCGGCGGCGAGCTCAGCGGCATTGCGGTAGCGGCTCTTGATCTTCTCCCGCGCTACCGCCGACTCCATCCACTTGAGCGCCGCAGCCTTCTGCTCAGAAGGCCAGTTGCGGGTCACCTCGTGGAATTTGGCCGCCTTCGCCGAGCTGAACATGCCGTCGGCGTCGTAGAGATCTGGGACCTTAACTGCCACGTCAGCAGGCTAGGTGGGGGCACTGCAGGGTGCTACAATGCCTACAAGGATCGTAATTATCAGAGAGGATCGACATGAGCACCCGCAGAAGCTGCCCGACACCGAGGAAACGCCAGTTCCGGTCCAAGGCCGAGGCCAAACGGTTCAATCGGCAATATCGGTCACACTGCAAAGCACGACTGTGGCCGTATCTATGCGACACCGGCGAGCATTGGCACCTAACCAATCAGAACTACGACGAGCAGAAGCGCATCGGCGAGGCGATCAACAAATGGCTGGGTAGATGCGAGGCGCAACCGGAGGTCTAATTTCCAATTTGGAAATTCGAATCTTGCTCGCCGCGATCGTTATGTCGTGCTTCCCACTCCAGCACCGCCGCAATCGCACCCATCGTCGTAAGCGCCCACGCGGCCAGTCCCACCGGTAGCCACATGAGCGGCGTCATTGCCGCCATCGCCGCACCGTGAGATGCCGCGAGCATGGCGCACCCGCACTATCCCTGCCCCGACGGCGGCACCGGGCTGGCCGTCCCCATGACCAGCCCGGGCCGCAACACGCCTAAGCGGTCGGTGCAGTTGGGTCGGCCGGTGGCGCGGTGGGGTCGGCCGGCGGAGACGCAGGAGCAGTAGGGTCAACCGGCGCAGTGGGGCTAGCCGGCGCAGGCGCGGGCGTCGATGTCGGCGCCTCGAGACCCTTGAGGTTGTCGCGGCTGGACTGCAGGCCCGCAAGCGCTTGCTGCAACCCCGACAAGTCGCCCGGCGACAGGGGCGTACCGGCCGTGATCTTGTTCTCCAGGTCAGTAAGCTCCTGCGAGAATGACGTCTCGATTCCATCGAGATCGGTCTTGACGCCCGTCAATTTGGTGGCGAGATCGTCGAGATCGGTCTGCTCTACCTGAACTGCGGCCATGATGGCGTTTATCCCTTCTTGAATGTATTGCAGGCGCACAAAAAGCTGTGACACCCAGAGTGGAACTCTCATTTCGATTCCCGCGCTCTTTGTTGTGCGAGGCCAATTTGGTGCTCGACGTCCAAGCGTGCCGAGAAACGTGCCAGGAACACCGGATTGGTCGACACCAATAGTGTGTTGTTCTGCGCTTTGAATCCTTTCTGGTTGGCGACACCATCCTGGAGGCTGATGCCGGTGCCTTCACCACTGGCCGACCAGTTGGTGCTGCCCTCGAAACCGATGCCTTGAGACGCCAACACGCCGCCCTTGGTGTGCGAAATCTGATGGGTCGCCGACTCCAAGATCACCACGGAATTGGCGAAATCCACCGGATCGAGTTTGGCGTCGGCGGCCAGAATCGCGCGTTCGTGCACGCCGGCCGCCTGAGATCGGTCGAGGCTGATCTGCACATGAATCCCCGGGTGACCCATCAGCGCCATGATGGCGTCGTTGAGCGCCTGATCATCGAAGCCGAACATGCCCAACTTGAAGCCGAGCGTCTCGCGCGGGATCAGGCATCCCAGAATCCCGTGCACGTCGTCGCGGCCCACCATGAACAGATAATGGTCGCCATAACCAGGGGTGAGACGGCCCTCCGGAGTGAAAACGCCCAGTTCAGCCAGCGTCAAATCGTCATGGTCGCCGATGCTCATGGCATCACCTTGACGCCATGCTCAGCCGCCCAGGCCGCGATCGCCTCGGCCGCCGTCGCCTCAACGTGGGTGTGCGTATGAGTGTGGCTGAGCCAGGATCGGACCGCGTCTGCCGGGAAGTCAGCCATCGGGTCCGGTGCAGGCGTAGGTGTCGGTGCTGGCGCAGGCGTAGGTGTCGGTGCTGGCGCAGGGGTAGGTGTCGGTGCGGGTGTCGGTGCTGGCGTAGGTGTCGGAGTCGGGGCTGGTACTGGAGTCGGTGTAGGAAGCGGTACAGACGGCGAGGTCAGCTCGGCCGCCAGCAGGGTGCCGTCAGGCACGCCGTACCCGGTGTCCTCGTCGCGACCGGGGCCGGCGCGGTAGCCGCCGTTGTCGCCGATCGTGACGTCGAAACAGGCCGTCGGGGTGGTGGTGATCAGGTTCATGAAATCGAACGGCTTGCCGCCGCCCAGCTCCCATAGCAGCGCGTGCAGACCCAGCATCAGCGGGGCGACGGCACTGGTGCCTCCGATCACCATCGGCTCCCCGTCGATGGTCACCGTGTAACCGGTGTCGGGGTCGGCGTTGCCGGCGATGTCGGGCACGTCGCGGCCGGGGAAGTGCACGCTGACACCGCCCCCGGTGGCGCTCGTGGTGGGGTCGTCATCCCACACGGTCTCCGAGGCCCGCGAGCCGTCGGGGTTCAGCATCAACCGGGTGCCACCGCAGCCGATGGCGTCGGGTGCCGAGGCCGGGAAGTCGACGACGTTGGCGCCGGTGGAGTCCTGACTGCCCGAGTCGCCCGCGGCCACGAACACCGCGACCCCGCGGGCGCGGGCCACCTTGAGGACAGTCTCGAACTCGTCCATCACCGCCGGATCCCACGAGTTTTCCGCGCCACCCCAGGAGATCGAGACCCCGTTGCACTCAGTGACCGCCTGCTTGAGCGCGGCCAGAAACCCGGTGTCGGTGTTGGGGGCGAAGTAGTTCAGGAACTTCGCATCCAGGGCAATCGACCCGGCGACCTGCAGGTCGAGCTGGACCTCGCCGTCGGCGCCGGCCACGCCATCGGGGATGTTGGCGCCTCCCTCGACAGACACGTCGGTGAACGACGGCGCCGGAAGACCGTTGTCGGTGAAGTAGGCCGCGAGTTGCGCCGGGTCGTATCCACCGCCGAGCTCGATGATCCCGGCGGTGTAGCCCTTGCCGGTGGCCGCGCCGAGGGGGAAGTGGTAGGCCAGCGCGACCTGACGCGGGCTCAGGGCGACCGGTGCCGCGGTGCGGGGACGTCGAACGTAGGACCTGGCGACGGCGGTCATGGGCTCAGTCGGCTCCGTTCTACGGGGCTGCCGACGCGCTGAGCGTCGTCGGCAGGCGAGGGCGCATCAGGTGAAGCAGAGGCCACGTCCGAGACGGTAAACACCGACGGTGCACAGCAGTGTCGGACGATGTGGGAGTGTCAGAGCCCTTTGACAATGCCTATCGAAGTAGGTATAGTGATGTCTATGATTCCGCTACGTCGACTCAGGGAGAAAACCCGATGACCATAGAAGCACCGCAGTACGGAAAGACCCGTGAGCGGCTGATGCGCGACCCGATCGTCGTCAGGATGGCCGCCGACCTGCTCACGACACCGCTCAAGGACCTCACCCACTCCGACGGTCATCCGCGGTTTTCCTTCATGCTCAGCGCCAGCAAGACATTCGCGGCCCGCGGGGGCACCGGAGCCACCCACGTCGGCGCGGTCGCCGAAGCGGTACTGCATCTGGTGAAGATGGCTCACGCAGATGCCGCCAAAAACAGCGTCGAAGAAGTCGAGCCCCGACATGGCCAGACCACATCGGAGCAGCTCTGATGTCCGAACGCATCGACGCCGAGCAACTGCAGGAGGGCGACGTGTTCTTGTGCCGCGCCTTAGACGCCTCGCGTCACCCGATCCTGCGTAAGGCCGTCACCACGCGCACCGTCCGCACCGTCGAGACCTACACCGTCATCGACTACCGCGTGGTCGGTACCGGGGCCGGCGGCACACTCAACCTGCTTCACGGCATCAACGTGGAGCGCCTGGGCCCGATCACGCTCGAGGAGATCGACGACGTGATCGCTCTGCTCAACAACGGCGAGCACGCCACGATATGGCGCATCGGAGAGGAACTATTCACATGAGCGACGTGGCCGAAATGCCTTACGAGACCCCCGATCGTTCTGACCCGGTGCTGGGGGACGTGACAGCGACGGGGCGCATCTGCCGGGCGATCGGCGCAATGCCCTACGGAGGCGTCGTGCCCGAAGGGCGCCACGTCGTCGAAGCCCCCGGCCTCGAAATCGACGACGAGGAGTTCCTGCACCGCGTTGCCGACTACCTCGAGGCGCTCGGTGCCCGACTCAAGATCGTCAGCGAGACCAACACCGAAATGGCCCATGAGCTCGTCGAGCTGCGCGATCAGCGCAAGGCGATCCGCGACTTCCTCGGGATCAACCAGCTCAAAGACCTCGCGGCCGTGGCGGCGGCATCATGACCCCGTACACGATTACGGCGCTGCTCGCCAGCGTCGTGGGGGCGCAGATATTCGTCCTGTATCGCACCGCCGAGGCGGGCGTGAAGGTGCTGAGAGCAGCGAAGACTGTGCTGCTCCCGACACCGTTCGGCCACGACCTCGACGACGTGCTCGGCGCACAGGAGCTCGCCCGCGCCGAGGAGCAACACGAGGTCTGGGAATCACGTCGCATACCTCGCGGCTTACTTACATTCGCCGGGCGACGCCTTGTCGATGTCACCACGCGCCCCGATTTACTTACATCCCCGGGCAGCTTTCCCATCGCCGGCACCGTGCAGCTCAATGACGGCAAATGGGTGTCGCTCATCGAGATCGACGGCGAACTGTGGACGTGCACCGGTCCCCGGTTACGAGTGGGGCGCCGCAATGACAAATAGCGCCATCACAACCAAGCACGCCGTGTCGGCAGTGCACCCGGCCGACGAGCTGCACGCGAATCTGTGCTGGGTGGCCAACTACCTCAACGCCGACCTGGACCCCGACGACCCTGACGTCGCCCGCAAGTACGTCACCGTTTACAAGCTGCAGACCGAGAAGCGCAAAGAACGAAAGCTGAAGTTCCCCGAGCGCTACCGCGAGCTCAAAGAGCACTGCGGCTACTCCGACCTGGAGATCGCCAAGCGACTGGGAGTGCGCCCATCATCATTCCTGCGTCGCCTCAGCCACTACGGTCTCGTCGACCAGGCCGATCCGGTGTTCATCGAGGTCGCTATCGCGGCGAAAAAGGAGGAATACTCGCCGCAAACTCGCGAGCGGATGCGTGCATACCACAACCAAGCCAACCAAGAATCACGAGAACGCAAGCGCAAAGCCGCATCAGTATCGGATCGAGCCACCACCGGGCGCCAGATACGGCATCATGGCATTCGTGGTCAAAAAGATCGGCAAGGTCAAAAAGATCGGCAGCGTCAAAAAGATCGGGCAGGCCAAAAAGCTCGGCCGCCCCAAGAAGATCGATCCACTGGCTCCGGAGAAACCGCAGCCGACGCCCGCGTATTGGGTCTGAGCTCGGACTCGGGGCTCTGATCCGAAACATGACTCTGCCCGACTACGTCTGGACGGCCATCGGCCTGAGAAACGTGCTCGAACGTGTCTATCAGCAGATATGGGATGAACTCGTCACCGCCGGCAACGACGTCGAAGTGAAGATTGCCGGTGAGACGGTGGCCACGTTCACTTGCACTACCGAGCACATCGTGGTCGTGATCGACGGTGAGGAAATTGCCCGCTACCCGGCCCCATCACGGGGCGGTCAGGAGTGAAACGACCATGAGAACAACCGTGCACGTAGGGCTGGGCACCGGGATCGCGCTGTGGTGGCTGCAAGTGCTCGGCAAGCTCGTCGTGATCGCCATCGTGATGGCGATCCTGGGCGTGCAATGGGTGGTGCTGGCGATCATCGCCGCGCTGTGCGCGCTGGTGAGCTGGCTACACCGCCATCACAGTGTGCACGGCCGCGACGAGGTCCTCGACGCTGCTGACGACATATCCAACGCCGACGATTCCACGGTGCTGGTGCTCTGTGGTGGCTGCGGGTGCCGGCACCGGCGCGCGTGGATGGACTGGACCCCGCAAGGCACCTACCGCTGCGTCGTGTGCTGCAAGGACGGCGACGGCGCTCAGCGTGATCGGTTGGCCGACATGTACCCCGAACACTGCGATCAGGATCAAGAGGACAGCGATGCCCGAATCGGCTGAGCAGCCGGAACCCCCTATTGGTGTCGCCCTCGTCGAAGGGTGCGACGTCGAATGGGACGACCGCGACGACCCTGACCTCCCGTACGGGAGCGGATACTCCTGTGAACAGGCGTGGGAACACCCTGGCCCGCACCGCTGCGGCGACTTCACCTGGGAGAAATAGATGACCTACGTGATCGTCCGCTGTGAGCGGTGCGGTGAGGCCACCGGGTCTGTTCCCGACAACATCTACAAAGGGCCCGCTGATGGCCGGGCAGGGATGTGTGTGCGATGTGTATTCGATATGGCGCTCAGGGAAGCCGTTGACGGCGAGACGGCCGCCATCGTTAAGGCGGTAATGATCACCGCCGGTATCCACATCACGTTAGACCCGGAATCTGGGCAACCCCCGCGGATATGAGGAGCATACGTATCGACCTCAACCGCCGAAATGCTGCCGGCCAGACGGTAGCCAGATATTCAGGCCGAAAGCCTGTCGTCGGAGAGCGGGTCATGGCCTTCGAGCCCGAAGACGGGGTGCGCTTTGGCGCGGTCGTTGCCCGTGTCAATTCGGCGCGGTCCACTGTGATTCTCGATGTAGATTGGCACTCAGCCGAGCACCTAGAGGGCCGCACATGGTTGTCCGCGAAGTGGTTTGACCTGGTGTGTTGGTGGCACCGCGGTCGCAGATGCGCTTGCGGCCGCTGCTTTGGATGCTTCGTGCAGGAGTTCTTCTAAATGACCGAGCTAGTGCCCGAGGAAGACATCGAGCGCATCGTCGGCGTCAAGCGAGACCCGAACGTGCACTGGGGTCGCGCTGTGTCCGCCGAGCAGCAGGTCTACATCCTGCACCCGCAGTGGTGCCTGTATTGCCGGCCCGACCTGCGCGATTGCCCATACTCGCAGGCGCTGGATCGTGGCATCACCGTAGAAGACGACTGGGACGGCTGCGAGGACCGGCCGGTCCCGCTGTGGATATCAGAGATCACCGGGCGTCTAATTCCCGCGCACGACTCGGTCGACGTATAAGGCCGCTCTCACCGTCGAATAGTTAGTGCATTTAAGCTGTGACGACCTCGGTTAGCACGATGTCATCGGAGTCGGTGTTGTCGATCTGCGCCGCCGCCCGTCTCTCGTCGCGATGGCGCTGCTGGCGTTTGCGATGACAGGTGCGGCAGTGCAGCTTGCCTGTGGGCTCATGGACGTAGGTGTTGTAGCGATCGCGCGGGTGCCCACAGCCGAACACCGCCCCGGCCGTGATCTGCGCATCGATCAGCCTATTGAGCTGTGCACGCACCCGGGTGAGCTCGGCGTTCGTCGCCGCCAGCTCGCCGCGCGCTGAGCGGGCATCGGCACGCGCCAGGCGCAGCTCGTCGGTGAAGTTGCGGCTCTCGATGTGCATGTGCAGGCAGAGCTGGGTCATGTCCATCGCACGGATCGAGCGCACCAGGCGCAGGCTGCAGGCCATTCGATCGGCGATGTCCTCGGCGGTGTGACCCGCCAGCGTCAATCCCGCCACCACCCAGGCGCGATCCGAATCGCCCAAAGCGCTCATCTTGGCGCCGGTTCCGGCCAGGATGGCGCTGATGAGCTGGTCGTCAGGCGACCAGCGTGCGCGCTCAATGCCTCCCATCGGAGGCCAAGTTAGACGACGTGGGGGAATAGGGCTGCAGACACGCCGTGTGAATGCCTACTAAAGTCGGTATTTAACTTTTGGGGTTTTGGTGAAATTTTGCGAGTGCTCATGCTGCGGCGGGAGCGTGCCCTCAATGCCGATGTCGGACGGTATTCTGAAGGAGCGCCGGCCGGGAGGTACCCGCCAGGCGAGAAGGGATCGAACCCATGGCAATGAACCAATCCACCAAGCGCGCGGTCGCCGCGGTCGCAGCCACCTGGGCGCTTGGCGCCAGTCTAGCACTGGGCTTTGTGACCAGCCCCGTCGCACCGGCGGGCACCTCAGCTGCCACAGCGTCGGCCGACGCCAGCGTCAACGCCTACGGCACCTACCAGAACAGCCACCACGTAGGCCGCAGCGGGCATGGGCACTCGGGCAGCAGCTCGAGCTCGGGGCAGGGGTCACGCCGATGACCATGGCCTCATCAGCCACGCGGCAGGAGACCGGCGCACAGGCGCCGGTCTCCGCTGGCGCTGGCGCTGCCCGAATCGCGCTGGCCAAGGTCGGCCTCACGCCGGCCAAGGTCACCGCCAACATCGTGCGTGTCTTCGCTCGGGCGACCGAGCAAGACATGCTGGATGGCAAGTGCTGGTATGCCGAGGCCCAGGCGCTGGCCCAGGAGCTGGCGACCGCCGGTGATCTGACCGTCCTACAGGCAGCCTGCGTGATCGCGCACCTGTCCCCGCGCCAAACCTGGTCGGTCAACAAGCGCATGGCGCGTGAGCTGGTCAGCACCGGGCAGACCAAGGGTCTTGGTGGCGCGATCAGCCGCGCCAAGGCAGCCATGGTGGCCGATGACCCCTTCGCCACGTTCGGCAAGGCGCCCAAGACACGCGCATTTGCCGCGAACATCGCCGGTGACATGCACGCGGTCACCATCGACGTCTGGGCGCTGCGCGTCGCCGGGGTCGCCGAGGCCCAGCTCGGAAGGGTGGGGGTCTACGAGGCGGTAGCGCACTGCTACCGGCTAGCCGCCAAGCGCTTCGGGATCACCCCGGCCCAGATGCAAGCCGTGACTTGGGTGGTGGCCCGTGGCCGCGCCTAGGTCGATCACGAGCTCACACGGTTTTGTGTGCGTGGCCTCGCAGGCGTCAGCCTGCGAGACCGCGCAGACAGCGACCGTCGCTGTCTTCGATGAGAGGAGCACCACAGATGAATCGTTCGACCATGATTGCCCTGCTAGCCGCCAAGGCAGCGCTGGGCGCCAGCCTGGCGCTGGGATTCGCCGTCAGCCCGGCGGGCAGCGCCCAGGCACAGGCCGCCACGACCGGACCGGTAGCCAGCTCGGTGCAGTCAATGTCCCAGGTGGCGCCGGTGCCGGCGTTCCACCACCACTGCCGCAGCCTGCGCTGCGAAGTGGAGCGGCGAGTGTGACCGTCGCCAGCAAGGCAGGGGCGGGCGCTTCGGCGCCCGTTCCCGCCGCCACCGTCTCGACCTGGCGTCCGCTCGCGCCGCTGCACGACGTGCGCCCGATCGGACGCAAAGCCATCTTCCGCAACACCCTACGACCAGGAGCAGACCGCTGATGATCACCACCACCATGATCGCCGCCGCCATCGCCTTGAGCACCGCTCAAAGCGATCAGGGCACCATCAACCTGACCGCCTTCGACGCCGACACCTACCCGGTATGCGTCGCCGAGGATTGCTCCGATCAGCCCGGACAGGTCGGCATGTATGAGGACCCGGCGTCCGGGGATTGGTATCTGGAGCTGGGCCGCATCGACGACACGCCCGGGCACATCCGCTATCTGACGCTGCTGGTGATCGACGACACGGTGCGGGCGTCATGAGGCGCGGCAGCACAGGACGTCGACTGATCGGCGCGGCGGCGGGCATCATGCTCGCCGCCAGCGTCACGCTGTCCGGTGCGCTGCCGGTGCACGCCGATGTGGGCTGCACCCACCGCGGCCACGGGCACTGGCACGCCCACGGCGGCCTCGAGGACGATCGCTATCACGAAATGCGCGGTGAGCTGCCCACCTGTCACGACCGCGACGGGCGCGATGATGCCGTCGGCGTCGAGGAGGACGTCGTCGATGACGCCGAACGCGCACACGACGCCGAGCGCCAGGGCCGCGACGACGCCGAGCGCGCCGAGCGCGCCGGGCGTGACATCGAGCGCGATGAGCGTGACGCGCGCCGGGTCGAGCACGACCGGCACCGGCTCTGAGGAAGGGACATCACCATGAAACTGGCCGTCGAGCTGGATCAGGACAGCGCAGGTTACGCGTCGATTCACCGCCAGGGCTGTCGGGACCTGTCTGACCCCGAGCCGATCGGGGAAGCGTCCACGCACGCTGACGCGCTCGCGCTGTGCCTGGAGGTGACCGGCTGGGACGATGCGGACTCCTGCCGATTCGCACCATGTGCACGACTCCCACGCTGAGCTGATGAAACCCAACCATGGGGAAGAGCACGGTGGGCGTGTTTGCGCCTCGACCGAACCCGGGGATCGCCCGGGTGGGCCGAACACACCCGCCGTGCTCACGTTCAGATGTTAGACCAGCGTGGCGCTGGATCGTCTTGGGACACAACGTCTTCGGTCGACGAATCGTCTTGCACGCCAACCGATTCCGGCGTTTCGAGCTCGTCAGAGGCCGACGAATCGTCCTGGGACGCAACCGATTCCGTGGGCTTGTCAGTATCGTCGGTCGCCGGCTCGTCGAGCTCGGCGTCGATGACCTGCTCGAGCTCACGGCGCGTCGCCGCGGGCACCAACCGCGCCAGCTCACGGGGCACCTCGGTGTCCCAGACCTCGAACAGTGCGGCCATCCGCTCGGCGAACTCGACTTCGTTGACCCCGATCGCGACCGCGGTCGGTGCGTCCAGCCCGAACATCTTGGCCTCACGCTCCAGCGTCGATAACACCAGCTTGCCCGAGTCGACGTCACCTGACATCGCGACGCGGTACGATGCTCGACGTAGGTCGAGCAACACCGAGCGATGTTCAGCGATCAGATCCTCGCGTGACGCGGCGACGACCTCGCGCAATCCGGCGGCCACGTCCTTGCGGGCCTGGGTGGCACTGATCCCCAGCGCCTCGGCGATCTGGGTATACGTCGAGCCGCCGTTACGCAGCGACAATGCCTTGATTCGGCGCTCGAGGACCGTCTCGTCGTCGGGCGCGGGCATCACCTCGGCAGCCGATGTGGGCGTCAAATTGCCCAGACGTGCTCTCAAACCGCCGGCCGAACCCGAATTATCGCTGCTCACAGGTCAATCCGATGCAACGGCGAGGGCGCGGCCTGGCGTCGGCGGTCAAAATCGTCGAGCAGGAACATGATCAGCTCGGCGTAGCTGCAATCATGATCAACAGCCGCATGACGAAGACGTTTCCGCTGGTCAGAAGTCAATCGGATGAAAATTGGAGCGTCGTCGAAGCGTTGCCGACGCACTCGTTTCCCGGTATTCATGGACACACTTATCAGGATAAGTTCCACCCCGGCAGTAGACGATCCAGGAGGGCCCATACCGGCGCTGTAATGCCCGCTGACGCCTGTTCGGCGTCAAAGCATGCTTCGGTGCCCGAGACGTTCGACCCTGTGCTCTGTGGTACTCGTAGCGTCGATTCTGTGCCCAGACTCGGTGCCACTGACCTTGCTGGTGCCCTCGGACCGGCTCGGAGCCCCAAAGCGTAGAGCCGGGCCGTTCGGCAACTAGCGTTAGTCCCGGGCGATTCCTGATTGACCCTCTGATCTTGAAATCAAGATCAACATCCGCCTCGCGCACGCGCGCGTTTCGTGAAAACTGTAAGAGGACGGTGGCGGTCCGCTCTCCGCTCCACCTGTGAGGGCTACGCTCCGAGCGTACCACCCCCTGTCAAGTCTAAAGGTAAATCGGCGTGTCGGGTGCTTCTCGAACAAATGTTCTAAACACCGACCCTGTGCGGCCTTGTGTGCTAGGCTGAGCGTCATGAGGCGGCGAGGATCGCAGACGTACGGCAACGCACGACGTCGTGGCGGCGGTGCTCGGATATGACACGCCCGCTGCGCACCGAAAGCGTTGCTAGCTTGGCCTTCGGCCTCGGGCTGGCGGTGGCCAAACCTGACCCCAAACGACCGCCGGGACTACTGTCCGGTATCGCCTCAGAGCTCGACGCGCGCGGGGTCTGGAGCGACTTCCTCGACGCCCTGGGACCGGGTCTGCGGGCGATGGTGGTGATGCGTGTGAGCGCCGACGCCAACTATGCGCGGGCTAGCGCCTTCCGTGCGCGACAACGCCGAGGATCCTAGGACTTGTCTGCCTAGTTGATTGGGGCGGCGGGGTTGACAGACAATACCGATTTTGGTATGTTTTAAGAACAGGCACGGAACACACCGGGCCGGCACGGAAGGAACCGCCTATGAACGATCAGAACACCTTCATCGCCGCCGAGCAGGCAGCCGAACAGGCACGCCGGGTTCGCGACGATCTCGACCAGATGACCCTCGACGAGGCGCTGGAGTTCTCCGACGAGATCGAGCACGCGCTGGCAACCCAGCGCCACAAAATGTCTCCGCTGGAGAGCGCAAGCTTCCGCTCCGACCTCGAAGCTATCCGCACGCGGATTGCCGAGCTGCAGGGCCTGATATGAGCGCCGCAGAGTCCGGATCCTCACGCTCGGCACCCTTCACCGATAGCTACACGAGCTTTGTGGCGGCGATCGACGCGCTGCTGTCCCGGGTCTACGGGGTGCACACCTGCGAGCTGGGCGGCGACTTCGACTACCTCGGCGCATTCAATGCCGGTGAGTCGGTCAGCGCCACCGCGGCGGCCGCCCTCAATCACGACGGCCGCGTGTTCTTGACCATCAACTAACCGCTAACCAGATACCTGACATCAGAAACGAGGAACCATGACCACGACCACATCACCCACGACCGTTCGACCGCTCTACGAGATCGCCCGTGAGATCACGGCGAAGTGGCGCCCGGTGCACTTCGCGGCGTCGCCCTACCTGCGCGCCATGCGCTCGATGACCACCTTGGAGGACACCTACGGGCCCGGAGACGAGCCCGCTCGTGGGATCGTTCTCTACTTCCTGTCCAATGCCAGGACCTGGCGCGGCGAGGACGCCCGTCGGATCAAGGCCGAGCTGAAAGGGATGCTGAAATGAGTGCAACGCCGACACCGGCTCAGCGCGCCGCGGCGGCGCACACCGCGTTGATCCGCAGCGCCATCGCCGATCGCGATCAGCTTCGCGCACGTCTGGAGCTGCGGCGCTCGAGTGCGGCCACTCCGCACCGTAATCGTCGCCGGGAGGTGACCAGGCCCGGCAAGGGCAATCGTCGATCCTGGAAGAACGAGAGGATCGAGTGGTGAGCCTGAGCTTCGGTAGCCGCAGCCTCGACGCGGCGTTCGACCGCTACATTTCCACGCCGGCCGACGAACGCTGGCCGCTCGACGATGATGACCATGACCTCGAGGATTACGACTGGGTTGACGCCCTCGATGCGAACGAGGGCTGACGGGGTATTGACAATACCGTAAACACTCGGTATTGTGACTGACGTCATATTGACCGCCTGACCTGATCGGGACCACACCCATCCAGACCGGAGGACACCGTAAGCAAATCCATAACCCCACCCGCGCACGCGCCGCCTGACCCCGGCGCACCCCGCGCGAGTAGACACATCCATCTGACTCGACCACGACCTTGGAGTAGAGCGTAATGGCCACCAAACGAGGCTTTTCAGTGCAGATCAAACCGGTACCAGGGTCATCAGAGCTGGTCAATGGCGGGGCCTATAGCGTCTACGTGTTCGCCGATGATGGCACCCAACTGATGGTTTCCAGAGGTTATTTTGACCGGGCCAACGCGGAGGAATTGGCCACCCAACTGTTCGGCGGCCGTCATGAGGTGAAACTCACCGTCTACGACGCCGATCACACCATCGCCTCGGTGTCGGTGATCTGATGCGCAGCGCCGCCGAAACCGACCTGATCACCGAGCTGGTCATCGCACGTCAGACTCGCAGGCTGAGCCAAACCGACGTCGCACGCAAGATGTACGTTTCGCCCACGTTTGTCAGCGCCTTCGAGCGCCAGACCGGAAATACCCGCGGTTGCAACCTGTCCACCGTGCTGCGCTATGCCGAGGTGTTGGGGTTGCGTATCGGGGTGATCTACGAGCACGAGTCAGCGCCTCACACCGCAGAGGAGACGTGATATGGCTCTCGCTCAAATGAGAGTGACGGTGCGCCACGTCACCGTCGGTCAACTGGTCGATGAGCTGCAGAAAATGTCTTTTGCGGGCTATAGGGACTGTATCGCCTCATTCCACGTCGCGGGTGATATATCCCTCACAGTGATGGCCGAGAAGGACCTACTGGCACGCAAATCGACCGCGGCCGCGAAAACTCCTGCGCCCACTCCTAAGACGAAAGCGCCGCGATGACCGACGCCGACGCTTCCTCCGCTCCCGCACCCAATCCGCCCAATCCGGACCTGCCGCCGGATCGACTTGCACGCCTCCACACCGCTTCCGCTGAGATCGGCAAGCAGATTCACAAGCTGATGCTCGACGCCAGCATCGAAGGATTCAAAGACGGCATGGAGACCGCCGCGCGCATCTGCGAGAACGCACTGAGTCACCCGATGGGCCAACCGCGGCCCACCGAGGTGCACGCCGTGATTCTCGACACCCAGGTCAAGACGATCACGTTTCTGCGCGACCAGATTCGCCTCGGTGCGCTGGCGATCGGACTGCCCACCGATGCCTAATATCCCCGACCGCCGCTGGTATGACCCGGTGCTCGACGCTTACTTACATACCGGCGCCGAGGCGCTCGACGTCATCGCCTACAGCATGCCGCGCGGTCTCGACGTGGCCATCGACATCGAAACCCCAGGTATCGACCGCGCATTCGAGATCAACTGCGTCACCGCCGCCTGGACAACGCCCGCAGACGGGTGCACGATCGCGGTGCTGCTGGACCCGTGCCGCAGTTACCAGGATCAGCTCGCCGCCGCCGATGTCTTGCTCTTCGCCGGGCGCTTGATCCTGCACAACGCGCCGTTCGACATCCCGGCACTGGTGCATCACGAGCTGTTGTCGCTGCGCAATGTCAACAAGGTCGTCGACACGCTGCTGTTGGCCCGGCTGGCCTACCCGAACACCTTCGACGCCCAGACCGGGCGCAAGGATCTGACCAGCCTGACCACCCGGCTGCTCGGGATCACCGAGTTGGCCGACGGCATGGCGCGGGCGTTTCGGGCCGCCGGGTATCGCACCAACACGGCCGGGTACGAAGGCATGGACATCGACAGCCCGGTCTACCGGCACGGTGCGATGGCCGACACCATCGCCACCCTGCGCCTGGAGCCGATCCTGCGCGATGCCTGCCGAACGCTGCTCACCGATCACCCGTTCGTGCACTACGGGGCGCAGAGCCGTGCACAGGCCGACGAGCTGATCGCCACCCAGGAAACCGTGCACCGGGTGATGCTGCGCCGGTCCGCGCGCGGCTTAAATGTCGACCGCGACTACCTGCACACTTACGCCAAGCAGGTCGATCTGCAGCGCGATCGGGCCACCGAGCTGCTCGCCGACGCCGGGCTGGTCGGCGGCGCCGGCAAGTCGGTCAAGCTCGTCGAGCACCTGGCGCAGCGTGGCGAGCTGCCGATGCCCTGGCCGCGCACCCCGACCGGTCGATTGCGCGCCACCAAGGACGACCTGGCGACGCTGGATCATCCGCTGGCCGCTGCGCAGCGCACGCTGGCTGAAACCGACCGGGTGATGGGGTATCTGGTCAAGGTCGACAACCAGGCCGCCGTCACCGGGCGCTGCCACCCGCAGGTCGGCACGCTGGGGGCCTCCCAGACCGGGCGCATGTCCTACTCCTACCCCGAGCTGCAGCAGTTCCCCGCCGATGCGCGCCCGATCATCATCGACGATGGCCAGGGCCTGACCAGCATCGACTGGTCCCAGATCGAGCCGGTGACGATGGCCCTGATGGCCAAAGACGAAACCTTCCTGCGCCCGTTCGAGGCCGGTGAGGACCTCTACGCGCCGATTCAGCGCGCCGCAGGAATCGACCGCCCGCTGGCCAAGGTCGTGCTGTTGGCGACCATGTACGGCCAGGGTGTGACCAGCCTGGCGGCGAGCATCAACCACACCGTCGAGGGCGCCGCGCAGATTCGCCGCCAGATGCTGGCCGCGATGCCCGCCTCGGCGCGCTGGATGACCAAGGTCGCCGGGATCGCCGAACGCTACGGGCGGGTGATCACCGCCGGGGGCCGGATTCTGCCGGTCGACGCGGGCGGCGTGTTCAAGGCGATCAACTACGTCGTACAAGGCAGCGCCTATGACGTGCTGGCCCACACGATCGTTCAAATGGAGCGCGCCCGCCTCGGCGACGAGCTGATGTTGGCCATGCACGACGAGGTCGTAGTGTCAGCTCCGGTCGCCGACGAGGTCCGCCAGATCATGCTCACCCCGCCGGAATTTCTCGTCAAATGGGCAGGTCGGACACCGGTTTTACGCACCGACCTCGAACATTTGGGGCACGGATGGGCGAAGGTGTGAGGCAGCGATGATCAATGATCCTTTCGATGTGTTGTCCAGCAGATTGCTCTCCGACGAGCATGGCCACGCGATCCCGATGGCCGAGGCACTCGGACGCGCTGTCGACCTGGTGAACCACCCGCCGCACTACCGGCACCCGTCAGGCATCGAGTGCATCGAGATCACCCGGCACTGCAGCTTCGATCTGGGCAACGCGATCAAGTACATCTGGCGTGCTGATGCGAAGAACGGTGCCCAGGACCTGCGCAAGGCGCAGTGGTATCTGCGCGACATCCTGAGCACCGGGCAGTGCAGCTTCCCACCGCACAAGGCGAAGCATTTGCTCATCGAGGCCAACATGGCCGACCACGACGAACAGCGCGTGTCGATGCTGGCGGCGATCTGCCAGGGACGGCTGGACGCGGCGATAATGATGATCGACGAAGTAATTGACGCCAGCGTAGGTGATCGGCTATGACTTGATCTGACCAAACCACCCGCGGTCCACGCGGCGTTTCCCCCGACGTCGCACGGCATTTCCCCCGATGACGCGACCGCGGTGCTCATCCCCGCACGACACATGCCCCATACTCGACCACGATCGTTAGGCATATCCCCCGATGCTTGGATCAACGCCCCTTTCCGCTGTGCTGGGCTGCGGAGTTGACGGCAAAAATCACGACGCGGTACGCGACTATTTGCGCGCAGCCACCGGCGTCGGATTGCATCTGCTACTGATCGCGCCGTCAGGTAAACGCCCATTCGACGGGCGCAATTCGCGCACCCGAGTCAGCGAGGACCGCAAAGCCCGCGAGGCCGCCAAGGCGGCCGGGCGCCGGGACTGGGCCAAGGTCAAGTCGCCGGCCGGGCTCGCACTGGCCACCAACGACTTCAAGGTGCTCGACCGTTACCTCAAGCGTTACATCGAGGTGTTCGGGGACGATGCCGGGGTCAACGTCGCCGTCGAGGTCGGCGCATCCGGACTGGTAGTCGCCGACTGCGACACCGATGCCCAGAAACATCAGCTCCTGCAGTTCCTCGGCGCACCCCTGGACACCGCGCCGACGGTGATTTCGCCGGGCAGCCGCGACGAGGCAGGTGACTGGATCCATGAACCCGGCAACGGACATTTCTGGTTCACCCTGACCGATCAGGAACGCGTCGAGCTGCCGCGCAGCCCCGGGGCGATGACCTTCGGCGAGGACGGCTTCGCACTGCTGTGGGATCGGCGCTACGTGCTCATCCCGCCCTCGACACGGCCTGAGGGCGCCTACGAGCAGCTCGGCCACGACTACCCGGTCCCCGACTCGATCCTCGAGCTGATCCATAGCCACGCCGCCACGCGGCGCACGCAGGCCCGGGTGTCCGCGGAGAACACCAACACCGAGCTGGCCGACACCATCGACGCCTGGGCGGCCACGATCACCTGGGCGCAGATCCTCGAGCCGCTGGACTGGACGCTGTGCAATCGCCAGGACCAGTGCGGATGCGACATCTGGACCGCGCCGGGCGAGCACGCCACCGCCAAGAGCGCCACCGCGCACGACGCCGGCTGCACACTGGGGCGCTACGACGAGGCCAACGCGCCGCTCTACATCTGGACCGACCACGACATCGAGCCCTTTGAGGCGTACCTGAGCGAGCACCCGGGCTCGCGTGCGCTGTCCAAGCTGCGGGCGATGTGCTACGCGCACTACGACGGCGACATGGCCAAGACGGTGGCCGAGCTGGGCCTGGAGCCTGAGCCGCTGACCGTCGCGGGATTCGATGTTGTCGGCGCCGACGAGGTCCTCGAAGACCTGGGCATCATCGACAAGGACGATCTCGGCGAGCTCATCGGGCTGCCGAGCGCTCCGGTCACTCCGAACACTCCGAGCGCTCCGAGCGCTCCGGACACTCCGGTCACTCCGAGCGCTCCGGTCACTCCGAGCGCTCCGGACACTCCGGACACTCCGAGCGCTCCGGTCACTCCGGTCACTCCGAACACTCCGGTCACTCCGCTGGAGCGTGCGTTCTGTGACGAGTGCGGCGAGGTGCCCGACAACGGGTCGATCTATCGCGATGCCGACGGCGAGCTGCGCCATATCACCGATGACGATGATCATTCCGCCGAGGCGCCAGCACTCGACGACGATTCGGTTGACGAGGCCGCCGAATCGATCGTGACGCTGTCGCTGCCCGGCGACGAGGACGACGAGCCGGCCGCCGATCCCGAGGTGTTCGAGTCCACAGTTACCGGGGTGCCGCTGATCGCGCCGTTCAGTTACTGGCGTGGGCAGCCTGCACCCGAGTTCGTCATCGACGGACTACTCGAGCACGGCGCGCTGTCGATGATGATCGGGCCGCCCGGCGTCGGAAAGTCCACCATCGCGCTGGACATGGCCTGCCACATCGCCACCGGCCGCGCCTGGCAAGGCCGTAAGACACTGCAGACCAAAGTGCTCTACCTGCCCGGTGAAGGGCTCAACGGCGCAGTGCAGCGCATCGAGGCGTGGGCCGCCAGCCACGGGCTGGATCCGCACGCGCTAGATGAAAACCTGCGCCTGGGTGATTCGATCATCCGGCTGCGGGCCCACAAGGACGCCTGGGCGGCGATCGCCGGATACCTCGTCAGTCAGCGCGTCGGGCTCATCGTCTTCGACACGTTCGCGCGCATGAGCTTGGGCCTGGATGAGAACGCCGCCAGCGATGTCGGGCAGGCCATCGAGCGTTTCGACCAGATACGCCGCCTCACCGGTGCCGGGGTGATGGTCGTGCACCACACCGGCAAGGCCAATCCTGGCGTGGCGCGCGGGTCCTCGGCGCTGCAGGCGGCGGTGGAATCTGAGCTGCTGGTCAGCGAGGCGCTGTGGGGTTTTGAGGAGCTCGGCCTCGTCGATGCCGGCGGCCAGGTCCCCGAGGGTCGGCCGATCGGACTGTCGACGACCAAGCAGAAGAACGCCGAGCAGCACAAGGATCAGTTGCCGCTGCTGATGCGCAACTACACGCCGGTCGGCGCACCGATCATCACCGGGCCTAATGGTGAGATCGACCCAATGCTCGGCGATATCGTGCTCGCCCGGCCGCGCCCCGAGCCGGTCATCGAGACCGCGATCCGGATCCGGGCTTACCTGGACCGCCTGCCCGAGCAGGGCGCCACGCGCCCGGAGATCGCCGGGGCGGTGGCCGTCGACCCGCACACCGCCAGTCGCCGCGACGCGTCGCGGGCGTGGCGTAACCAGATCGCGCTGGCCATCGACCGCGGGATCCATGTCGGGCTGATCGAGACCGCATCCGGGCAGCGCCTCGGCGCGCGTTACGTGCCGGGATCCATCGGGGCCGACGCCGCACGCCAGCGTGAGGCGGTCGAGGTGCTCTCCGACGGCGACGGTGCAGCATGAGCGTCCACACGCATCCGTGGCCGCTGAGATGGACCGGCAACGACCCGCCGCTGTGGGTGTGCGCGCTCGTCTACCTCGGGTTGCCGGCGCTCGTCGTCGCGGTCGCTGTGGCCGCGGCAGCGGCATTGTGCGGCCTTCGAGCTAATTTGACAATACCTAGCTGACTCTGTATTCTGATATCAGTTCCGCTAGTCCGACACACCCCACACGTACACCTACATCCACACCGAACAGCTCGAAAGGACGGCGATGAGCCTCCACTCAGGGATCGAACCCGAAATGGCCCAGATGATGGACAGACTCCCTACCGAGCCGCGTGTTGCGCCGCGCGAGTTGCGTGACTATCAACGTGAGGCGGCCGACGCCGTGGAGGCCGACTGGGCGGCCGGCATTAAGTACCTCGGCGTGGTGTTGCCGACCGGCTCGGGCAAATCGACAGTGATTGGCGAGCTGACGAGCCGGGCCTACCGGCGCGGCCAGCGTGTCGTGTGCCTGGCGCACCGCGGCGAGCTGCTCGACCAGATGCGTCGCGATCTGATCGCGGTCGACCCGGATATCCCTGTGGAGCACATGGGCATCGTGCGCGCTGAGAGCGATGACCACCACGCCCCGATCGTGTTCGCCAGCCTGCAGACCCTGGCCACCGCACATCGCCGCCTCGCGCTGGGCAAGCGCGACGTCGTCTTCTGGGACGAGGTGCACCATGCCGGCGCGGCGGGCTATCACGCCACCTTCCGTGAGCTGGTGGAACAGGGCGGTTATGGCGAGGCGTTCATGTGCGGGTTTACCGCGACCATGTACCGCTCCGAGGAAACCTCGGGTCGCGCTGCCAAGATCGGGCTCGGCGATGTCATCGAGAAGATCGCCTACGAGCGCGACCTGCGTTGGGCGATCGAGCAGGGCTTCCTCGTCGCGCCGACCGGGCTGACGGTACGTATCGACGAGCTCAACGCACTCAACAAGATCCGCAATGTCGCCGGGGACTTTCACCAGGGCGATCTGGCCGAGGTGATGGAGGCCGCCGTCGAGTACACGGTCGACGCCATCGAAATGCACGCCTCAGACCGTAAAAGCATCGTGTTCGCGGCCAGTGTGGACGCCAGCGCCCAGATCGCCGAGCTGCTCAACGAGCGCGGCAATCTGAGCGCAGCGGCCATCACCGGCGCAATGAGCCTCGAGCAGCGCCAGCCGATCTACCAGGCGTTCCGCGACGGCGAGATCGACGTGATCGTCACCGTTATGGTGCTCACTGAGGGCGCCGACTTCCCGATGTGCGACTGCGTCGTAATGGCGCGTCCCACCCGCAGCCGGGTGCTGTACTCGCAGATGGTCGGCCGCGCGCTGCGCCTGTACGAGGGCAAGTCCGACGCCCTGGTGCTCGACCTGGCCGGCACCACACGCCATATGCGCCTGATCCACCTCTCCGAGCTGGTGCACGGGCTGGACATCGACACCGTCGAGGTCGACGAGGACGGCGAGGAGATCGACCCGAATCTCTGCCCGTTCATCGGCGAGCCGACCGCGACCTGCGAGTGCACCGAGTGCGTCGAGGCGCGCGAGGCCGCCCGGCGCATCAGTATCAAGCGCGAGGGCCCGGTCGACATGACCCCGATCGACCTGCTCGCCGACGACGACGACACGCTGTGGCTGCGCACTCCCAAAGGCGTGCACTTCGTGCCGCTCTCGGAGGGCTGGATCGTGTTCATCTGGCCCCGCGACGGGCGTATTGAGTCGGGCGAGTACGCGGTCGGCGCCAAGAACACCCGCACGCGCCGCGGCGGCTTCGCCGAGACCGGGGTCAACGGTGAGCCGGTATACCACCCGATGGCCACCGCGATGCGTAAGGCCGGCGAGTGGGTGGTGGACTCCGGATTCCAGCTCCCCGCCAAGTTCGCGTCCTGGCGCCGCGGCAACCGGGCGCCCAGCGAGGCCCAGGTGAATCTGGCCCGCCGTCTGCACGTCGTCGGCGCCGAGACCTTCACCAAGGGACGGCTGTCCGACGAAATCAGCATCGCGATGGCCAAGAACGTCCTCGACGAGTTCATGGAGGTATGAGGATGGGCGCACCAAACAGGCGTTTGCGATACGCCGACCTCACGATGTGGGGCAAGTTGGAGTGGCATTACCGCGAGTATGAAGACGAGCTGCGCCATTACGGTCACGGGGGCCGTCCACGATGAGAGCACTCACACGCCGTCTGTTGTTCGGGCAGCTCGACATGCTGCAGACCGCCCTGGTAAATCATTTCGACGGCTGGTCGAGAAGCACCCCACCAGAGATTCGTGGCCAAGTTGAGGCGCTACGCGTGTTGATCAGCGTCGGCGAGCCGCCCATCGAACGGAACCCCGAGGCTCTAGCGGACCATATCGAGGGCCTGATCCGTGATCTGCCCACCGAGAAGGACCGGCTCAATGCTCGTCGACTCCTGCTACGCAGGCTGAAGCACCCCGAGTGCGGTGGTAACCCGCAGGCCGTCAGCGTTTCTGCGGTGCACCCGAAGTCCGCAGGTTGGAACGCCAGCGCAATGGGGCCGATCTGCGCCGCGTGTGGATTTGCCCGTCGCAGCCATGATATCGACGGGCAGCGCCGTGACTGCGACGGCTATGTGGAGCAGCGATGAGCTACCAACCTGATCCCGACTGCATCTGTGCGTGTGGGCATTTCTACGGGTTCGGCATCCCCGCACATGGCGTAGGTCACCGGCGCGAACCCGACACCGACTGCCTCGAGTGCAAATGCGAGGAGTTCCATGAAGACGCGCACGCCACGCTGGCGAACTGGCAAGCCGAGGAGGCGAGCTGGTGAGCGTCGCCACCGACTACCCGCCAATCACCGACGCCAACGGCACCGTGTGGTACCGGCCCGCGTTCGAGGGCAAGTCACCACCCGCGATGTGGGGTTGGACCTGTGTCGAGACGTTTGCACACCCGAGCTACAAGGAGAACCAATGCCCAAACACGGCGACACCGGCGAATGCCGACATTGTGAAAGTTCAATCGAGTTCTGGGATGCCAATCCCGCTCATCACGGGGCGCACTGGTTTCACACCGGACGCACCGACGCCGAGGGCCGAGCAAGACATCCCACCTACTGCTCCGAACAACAGGCCGAGCCAGCCTGATCCTCTCAGCGAAGGTTTTCAGCCCGACCCGAAAAAAATTTTTGAGAACACGGATCCCCTCAATCCCCCGACCCCGAAAGGACAACCCGTGATCGAGTTGACCGCCGACGGCTCCCCCGACGTCGGCCGTTACAGCGAGTTCAGCCACTACCCGCTGCCGCCGTTCCCTGAGCAGGTCGACGTCGAGCTAGACGGCTACAACCGCTACAAGCTGCCCAGCCCGACCACCGGCCGGCTGACCGCCTACACGCGGGCAACCACGGTGGCCTCGACGACCCCGGATCACTACACGCTCAACCGCTGGAAGATCCGCACCAAGGTGGCCGCGGTCTGCAAGCTCGTCGACCTCGCCGATTCCGGTGACGCCGAGTCCATCGCACTGCTGTCCACCCTGCGTCGCCTGATCAACACCGACCCCGGCGAGAAAGGCCTGGGCAAGCACATCGACCTGATCGACGACCTGATGGGCGCTGCCGACGCGCGCGAGCTGGGCGGGGCGGTGCACGACTGGCTCGCCGAGTTGGACATGGGCAAGGTGCTGCTGCACCAGATCCCCGAGAAGTTCGTACCCTACGCACGGGCGTATCAGGATTGCATGGCCCGGGCCGGGCTGGTCGCGGTGCCCGAATACACCGAGCGCCTGGTGCTCAACGACCGCGGCAAGGAAACTGTGGCCGGCCGACTCGACGGCATCGCGCGCTGCGTGGAAACCGGCGAGCTGTTCCTGCTCGACCGAAAAACCTCCAAGACGCTGGATTTCAGTTGGCTCGAGTACGGCATCCAGTTTGCCGTTTACGGCTACGCCACCCAGATGCTGCTGCCCGATCGCAGCGGCTGGGAGCCGATGCCGGCGATCAACGACGAGATCGCGCTGTGCGTGCACGTCCCGTCGGATCAGCCCGAACGTTCCCAGGTGGTGCCGTTCAACCTGTGGCCGGGCGGCGAGGCGATGATCACCGCCCTGCAGGTACGCGATGAGCGCCGCGAAGCCAAGGGCCGCATTTCCGGGGCCACCTACCCAATTCCTGGCGCCCGCGCGCTGCGCTACGTCGTAGCACGCCAGGCGCTGCAAGCTCTTCGCACCGAGGACGACGCCCGTCGCATCGTTGCGGAGTACGAGGACGTCTTCGACGACGACCTCAACGAGTTCGGGGCAACCTGCTTCGACCTCCTCACCAACACCGATACCGAAAGGCAGTAATCATGGCAGGTAACCCGTTTCCCTCCAAGACCCGCGGCGGCTCGGCCACTGCGACCGCAGACTCCCGGCCGGCGCAGAAGCTCGACGGCGATGACGACAACACCACCGACGCCGACAGCGGCAGCGATCCGATCGGCATCGGTGGTGGCGGCGACCCATTCGCCATTCCCTCAGGACCGTCGGACTACAAGATCTCCGACTTCCTGCATGAGCTGTTGCTGGTCTGCCCCACCGAGGTCGACACGATGGTGACCAAGGTGAGCGGCAAAGACGGCCCGAGCGAGTTCGTGCGCGTGGACGTCGTGCGCCTGGACAACAACGACGAGCGTGTCGACGACATGCTCGTGTTCCAGGAAGCATTGCGGCGCACGCTGAAAAAGGTGATGCGCGGCGCGAACCGCTGGGCACTCGGACGCCTCGAGCTGGGCGAGAACAAGAAGGGCAACCCGCCCTACATCTTGGTCAAGCCCGAGGATGAGGCCGACATCCAGCGTGCCCGCGACGCGTACCGCCGGCTCGGGCTGAAAGGCTAGTCTGGGTGTGCTGCTCGGCCTGCCGATGATCCCCCGGCGGCAGGAACCCCGAGTAACGACAAAGCCCCGGCAGTGACCAAGCCGCCGGGGCTTTGTTCCATCTTGGCTACCCGACCACGAGTAGGCGAGCACCACTGTAGCCTATGGGCTCTCACAAAGCCCCACACAGTCGTACAGATACCCACCGGATGGAACGGGCGCCTCGGCGGCGATCAACCCCGCAGAAGGGCTCTGAGGGCTCGTTTGATCATCGCCTCGGCGGTCAGGTCGACGAGCTTGCGCTCGATGCGCGACAGCGCCTCAGTGTGAGATCGATGTGCGGCTTCGATGCGCTTGACCGCGTCGAAGTGCTCGCGCTCGGCGGCCTCGTGCACCAGCCCGTCGCGGACCTGCTTGTAGAGGATGATCGGGGCGGCGTAGGCGGCCTGCGTCGAGAACGCCAGGTTGAGCAGGATGTACGGGTAGCCGTCCCAGAACAAGTGCCAGCCGTGCACGCTGTTGAGCGTGATCCAGACGATGATGAACACGGTCTGGCCGAGCAGGTACTGCGGTGTCGCCAGGAAACGTGCGAGCCGGTCGATCCCGTGGTCGAGCTGGGTCAGATTCAACGCATGAGGCACTCGCGGATGCCAGTGCCACAGATGCGTCGAGTCGCGCATGTCAGCGCACGTCAGTACGTCACGGCGTGCAGACCGGCGCCGGTCAGGTGCAGGATCAGCAGCAGCACGCCGATGCCGAAGATGACCCAGCCGGCGATCACCAGCAGCGGGTGGCGCACCAGCAGGTAGGCGATGAGCAGAATGATGAGACCGAGGATGATCATGCCGCTGGCTCCTTTGTCTGTGCGGCCTGCAGCAGGCCGCGGGTCCAGTTGAGGCCGCCGGTGATGTCGTAGGGCGAATAGTGTGGGTTGGGCTGATCGGCCAGGAACACGATGCCCGAGATGATCGCCTCGACGATGCCGATGACCTCGGCGATACCGCCGGATGATCCGCCCGCGCCCAGGCCGGGCACCACCATGCCTAGGCCGCCGAATAGATTGAGCACGTCGGCGGCCAGACTGTAGGGGCTGGAGAACAGATCGCCGCGGGCCACGGCCTGATATACCGACGACTTGATCTGGCTGGCAAGGTCGTCGCCATTCTCGGCGAAGATGTCGCCTTCGCGGTAGTCGTCCATGAAGTCGC